CACGAAACATTTTGCCCTCTGTGGTCACAGCAATAACATAGTTAACACCGCGTCTGTGAATCTTTCCTACTTCTCCATCAGAATTTTTAACCCAGTCACCCTCAGCAAATACTTTGCCAAGCATGTAGGACTTCTGTTGTGATTGTTGTAAGATGTCTTTCAGTGATTTCATTTAATATCTAACCCCTCTCTAACTTCTGTCATTAATTTCATTTTATCACCATCATTTAAAGTGGATGGAATTCCTTGTAGAAACACAGCAACGTTTCCATTCATTGCTGCTTCTCTCATTTTACTAGCTGACATACCAGTGGCACCGTCAGCATCAGGATCACGTTCACCAGCAGATTTAGTTTCAAGAGATCTGAATGTATATTCAGTTTCATTGTAACGCTGAATCAAAGTATCCATTTCTCGCACACGATCACTACCAACGACAAGAACCACATCAGCATATTCACCTTGCAAGCTCTGAAGAACTTTGATGATAGTTTTTAGATCAGTGTCAAGCATAATATGATCCTTATGTTTTGGAAACATTTTTTTCATGTATCCAACTTTCTGCTCAGCAGATAAAGGATTCTTTTTCTTGTCTTTGGTGTGACTGGTGTAGATTTTATAGTCATTGGTGCCAGCAATCCTCGCCACAGCATTGATCAATTTTTCGTGACCAATGGTAGGAGGATTAAAGCGACCGAAAGTGATGACTACTTTCTTAAACATTTTTATTTGTATTTAGTTTCCTTTGACCCAGTTCTTTTGTAGCGTAAAGTTTGCCTGACTAAATTCCAGACGATCTACAAGTTTAGTAGCGTTGCCATCTTTAATAGCAACAAATCCTTCAGGTGCAGTAACACGGAATCCGTTTTCAGTGCGAAGGAAAGTGCGAGTGCTATCAGCAGACTCCAGTTTCTTCACGAAAAGATTCTTGGCATTCTGCAGAATAAGATACAGAGTGATCGTTGCCTTGAGTCCAGCGATGTTGGAGTCCACGAACTCAATACCCTCGTAGAGTTTCTTCAGTTTAGCAGCTTTAGTTTTCTCCTGCTTCACTTTGTTAACTTCCTTCATCATGGTGTCATGATAGTTTTGTTTGAAGTCATTGATGAAACGATTAACATTACTAATACGTTTGCCCTCACGTACATAAGTATTGAAGTAAGTTTTGAGACGAGTGCCAACACTGATATTATCGTTAGAATTAATTTGAGTAGAAATCTCATCCAAGAAAGAGGATGCACTACGAAGTGCTGGAGTAGCAGTGCGCCTCATAGTGTTAAGATTACGACGCTCAGTTGCATTAAGAATCATATTACTACCCATAGTATCTACCTCAGCACTGATTACAAATACATCGTTAGTTTCGTTGAATTGATTAATATCAACTCCAAAAGTAGCATGAGCCGTTGCAATGCTGCTACCAATATAACGAGTATGAAATACTACGCCAATCTTTGCTCGCTTTGCTTTTGCATATGCTGGAGTTCCTTTTGGAATAGCATAGGTGATGGTGTTAGGAGTGAAGGTCAAATAATCTACGCCATCAATCTTCTCTTCTTTAGCATCATCTGTAAACAAAAGATCACCCTGGATGATTCCACGAATACCAAGCTTCGGAAAATGCTCCAATGCTACTTTAAGTTTTTCCACAAGACCAGAAGAATTGCCATGATTTGCTTCAATCAAAGCATCATTGTAATTGATTTTTGGTTCGGTTTTATTGAAAACTGATTTAGTGCCAACAAAGAATTGTTTGACTTCAGGATCAGTACCACAAATAACAGCAGGAGCACCATCCCATTTTGTAGTGATCTTGAAGTTACTATTTTGAGTGCCGCTAAAAGTTTTGGTAAGTGCATCTAAAAATGCAAACGCATCTTTAGCACCCTCTTGTCCATCGAACAGGATGCTGTCTTCTAAGTGTTCGAGGTGAGTGTTCTTGCTCATGCTTGTCTCATCTGATAATTTCCGTTACTGTCTTTAGATACGATGAACTTGGCGGTTCGACTCGCTCGTGGTTGAACCACCACTCTAGCACCTGTTATGCCATATTGGGTTCTATCGCCTTTGTTAATTAACATCAAGACAGGTTCATAATCACCCGTCATTGGAGTGGGATTCATTATAAGATGCGCCGACATATGTAATTGATATTTACTTCCAACTTTTCTAATTGAAGGATTTCCTTGTAAAACACCAGTGCAATTTGAAACTCCATATTGGGAGTTACCAAAATTTTTACCATAAACAGATTCCATTTTCAAAGCATTATCTTGTATATCCATCATTGCAGTAAATCCTTTTCCACTCGGTTGCTTAAAATCATACTGCATTCCAGTTCCACAAAAATACGAAAGATAATTTGCAAATGCTCTAATCTCTGGAAACTTGTCTAAGGTTTCGTCAGCACCTTCTGTGTCATTTGCATAATGACTAACGCCACCCCATTGCTGAAAGTGATTGGCACGAAATCCTTGCTTGTGAGAAAACCAAGCAACGTCAATTAATTTTCTATTTTCAAGAGCAACAAAAGCAAGATCAGCTTTAACTTTTCCTTCTACTTTATTAACACCAACAATATTTGAAAACGTTTTTGTTCCTATTTGTAGATCTATCATAGGAACTTCAAGTTTATCTAAATCTCCATTAAAAGCATTAATAAAATCTGCTTCTCCCTGTTCTGTTGATGATGGTCTATTTAAAGAATAAGTTGGATCTACATTGTCAACATAATATTGTAATTTCCCCCAAAATAATCCTGGTCCTCCACGAGATGCTTTGCCGCCAAATCCAATATCCATTCCCAATCCATTATCTTTTAAAATTTTTCCACTATTGATAGTGCTAGAAATAGATTTTGATGTTGTCGTGTAAAAATTTACACGAAAAGGTGCTCGGGCAATTCCATTAGAATTTTGTCTAATTGCTCTTTCAACTGATTGTAAGATACCATTTTTCCCAGAATAAAAATTTTCAAATGACGCAAATCTTTTTGGTTCAAATTCTATAAATTCTTTACTTTGTTTCCATCTGCCATTTTCTTGTGTTGGTATACTAATGCCAACCATTTTAAAATATACTTCCACACCATTGTCTTCAGATAATCTATTATTATCTAAAAGAATAAATGGTTTATCATTTTTTATTCTGTTATATATTACTTCAAAACATTGATAATATCTTTTGGTAATTTCTGCCCAAGTTAATCCTTTTCCGCCTGCCATATAAAAAACCTCCCCTAATTTATTTAGGGAAGGGAACAATCAAAGGTCGTTAGCAACTCGGTTTTCACTTCGCTCAATACTAAATGCACCTTCAGGATAACGCGCACTCAGTTTTTCAAAATTCATTTGAAGGACTTGTTCAAGTGAAATATTTAAACCCACACATGCTTGAGCAACATACCACATAATATCACCCAATTCACGCTTCAGATGAAACAAGTTTTCTTGATTTACTGGTTTACCTTGGAAGACAATCTTCTTCACAATCTCAGTAAACTCTCCAGCTTCAGCAGACATTCCTACAGCAGCAGTAAGCAATCTCTCGGTAGGAAAATTTTCTCTCTGAAGTTCTGCAAGACGAGAAGAAAAGTCAGGAAAATTTTTACTGGGTAGAGAAGTAGTGGTGTCTACAAACTCAACATACTTTTTAGTGTCAATCATACTTAAGGGTTGCGAAGGTTTTTTTGTTATTAAAGCGTTTTACCAGATCCATTTTATCATCTTCATCATAGTCTTGTCCAGAGTCTACTAGATCTTCTTGTGCAGATTGCTCGACATCATAGAGTTTCATCTTTGCTCGATCAATCCCGACACAGAATCTTTTATTCATTGTGGGATCATTATAGCGATTCTTGAGTTGTTTGACCATGATTTGATTCATACCCTCCAACTCTTCGGTACTAATAAGGGCAAACATAAGATCGGCAGTAGCAGGAAGACCAAATGATTCACTAGTATCAGTAAGATCAACATCAGTGCTGCCAAAACCTGAACGAGTGGTTTGCGTAGCAGAGACAATAGGTACATTAAACTCAACAGCAAGACCGCGTAATTCTTCGGCAATTGCTTTAACATATGTGTATGAGTTAACAACGGATCCTTTATATCTCTGGGAAGCACAAATATTAAGGTAATCCACAAAAATAATATCGGGTTTAATACTTCGCTTAAGAGAAAGATCATTAAGAAGAGACTTAAAATGACCCACATGTGCAGCTGCTGTAGGATACTCTTTAATTATAAGTTTACCCTGGGTCTTCTTACTTAAGTTATTGATCTTATTATCAAACATCACTTTAGGAAGAGTAGTAAGATCTTTGATGTTAATATTCAATAGATTAGCATCAATTCTTTCTGCAATTTTTTCTTCAGCCATCTCAAGCGTGATGTATAGTACGTTCTTGCCCTGTAATAGCACTGAACTTGCGACATGACACATAAACAAAGATTTACCAACACCAGTGCCAGCGAGAGCAATGTTGAGCGTTTTACTTGGGAGACCACCTTTTGTAATTTTATTAAAGAAGTCCAAATCAAATGGGATTTTATCTTCTTGTTTATGATAGTAATCATATCTCAAACTAGCATCATCGATATAATCGTGACCAATATGACTATCAAAACATACCGATAGTGCTTCAGAAAGAATAGACGGGATTGCACCTTTGTCTTTATCACTGTCCTTTCCATCTGCAATCTTAATAGACTCCATAAGCGATAAGTAAATCGCTCTCTCCTGGGCCCACCTCTCAGATGTTTCAAGGATCCACTTATAATCATTGTCCTCATTAATTAGGTTTTCAATGAGAGTATTAGTCTCTTTATATAGATCTTCTGTAAGATCTTCGCGCTTATCACATTCAATACCCAACACATTTGGAGTCGGTAAAGCATCATAATTAGAGACATACGAAGAGATCTCAGAAAAAAGAATCTGGCAAGCACGACTCGTGAAATAACTTTCCTTAATGTATGGAATTACTTTGCGGCAATACTTCTCATTGTATACCAAGTTATTCAGGATGGTATGCTCAATATTCATAGATAATGTAAGTAACTTCCAACGATATATTTGTATCCTTGTTTTAGTGGTTGACCAGAATGACGATACAACCAGAGGGATGGGAATATCAATAGTCTACCACACTTCGGTTGAATTGAGTAGTCCAGTTTCGGAAATACAGTATTTCCCTGACCCTCTAAAGTATTATTAAGATATAAAAAACATACTAAAAATCTTCTAGCAGAAGCATAGTCTCCAACATCAACATGATCTTTAAATTCATCTGTCTTTGGAGCATACCTTTTAATTCGATATTCTTCAAAAGAATATGTTGGAGGAAAATCTGGTCCAAGATCTAACTCTTTCATATACAGAGAGACATAATCAACAAATACTTGTTGAATATTAATTTGAATATCCATCCATTTTGGATCTGCATCAAGGTATCTCTTTGATAGATTAAACTCAGTAAAAGTTGGTCGTTGTTCTCTATCAATTCTAGTATGGTGCTCAGTATCATGCTCAAAAGTTTTTATGACTTTTGAGCAAAACTCTTGCGATAATACCTCGTCATAACACCGAATATAATCCTTTAGCTCAGTTGCCATACATAAACTCCTTCTGTGCAGCTTCATCTAATGCTTGCATTATTTCGGGCGTGAAATACTTCTCAGGATCGGAAAGAATAACAGAAGGATAAACGGAAGATTCCCCAACAACCACGCGATTCCCCTTACGTTCGAATACTCCGTACTTCTCACCCAACTCCAATAATCCATAATATTTGTCCAATCCACGGTCATAATAAAGACGTGTTTCAATTTGACTATTCTCCTTTGTCATACGAGATTTTGCAGACTTACAGGTAATGATATTACCAATCACTTCTTTGCCGTCCTTTTCTTTCTTTTTAGAAAGATAGATGATTGTACTTGCAGCATACTTAAGACCACTACCTCCACCCATTTCTTTTGTGGGCACATAAGCACCAACAACATCGTAGGTATGATTTGTGACTAGAAGAGGCACATTTGCCTTACCCAACTTGAGTGTCAGCACTCTAAAGATTGCCTTTACAACTTGAGCACGGGTCATATCTCGGGTTTCTTTACCTGCTTCAGAATCTTCAATTTCTTTTGTAGTCGAAAGCATTCCTAGTGAATCAAGCACAAACATCATTGGTTGCCGATCTCCTTCTTTTTGTGCTAGATACTTGTCAAGGATTCGTAGAGATTGAGTACGAAATTCTTGCACAGTAGTGACTGGCACAATCATCATTCGTTTTGCATCAATCCCACGAGAGGTGATCATTTCTCTAGTAATAGCAGATTCTGATTCAAAATAGATAACACCTGCATTAGGATTGCTATCGAGAAAATGTTTGACAATAGAGAGGCAAAAGAAAGTCTTACCTGTAGACGATTCTCCTGCAATAGCCGTAATTTTGTTTGACGGGATGCCACCGAAAATCGACCCTGATACCAAAGCGTTGAAAGTGTAACTACCTGTATCAACGAAAGAATCGCAGTCACCAGCAGCAACACCATCAGCAACGAGTGCAGCATATTCATTACCAATCTCCTTTACGACATCTTGTAAAAAATTCACCTCTTCACCTCCAGAATAGTTGTGATGTAATTAGAACGTTTCATGGCACGTTGAAACCATTGAGCATCTGATAAAGTATCGAACTCTTTTTCTTCCCGTAGAGAAAACCCAAATGCTTTCTGATACGAAACAATAAACGTAGTTTTCATGCAAACAAAAACTCCAAACTTCCCTTCTTCTCCGCTTTCCATCCAATTGTATCCAAAATACCCTGAATTGGATTCAAGAAACTTTTACTAAATTGTAAATCATAATCTACGTTACTATCAAGACTAAACTCTTTTGGAAATGTTTGAAAAAATGACATAACATTCTCACCAATCTTATTTGGTTTTGTTAGGTAAATAAATTTGATCTTTTCACCATCTTGAATTAGAGGATACTTATGCGTCAGTTTTAGTCTCTTTACATGATGATTATACAGCAATGCACCACGTACGTGAATAGGGCACTTATCAGAATAAATCGAAGATGGTGTGGAATACTTATTTAGATTGTTAACAGATCTTGGGAATGAAATATCTTCGATTGGCAACTCAGTAAATTCTTTCTTGAATTTTGCAATAAAGTTTTGTGTTGCCTCTTCAGTTTCATTCATAATAATGACCAGCACATCTCTTAGTTTTTGACGGCATGGCATAGGAGTAGAAGATTTTACTGCCTCAATGCCCATCATTTTTAGTTTTGGTTTTTCATACCTAACTCCTTCACTATCCCACACATTGAGGATATATCGTTTCTTGGCAGTCCAGATGCCCTTTTCTGCAATATTCTCTCGCTTCATCTGCATCTTCTGGTCATATGCATTCACATACCCAGCCAATTTTTGGTAAGAACTTTCAATATACTTTTCAAATTCCATGTGACAGATCTTGTCAAGGAACCGCACAATTTTCTCAGGAGTTTTCTCTCTTCCTTTGTATACACTTTTAACCAGAGGACCCAGATTGAGATAGATAGAATCAGTATCGGCAGCAATAACATAATCTTCTCCATCGGTTTTTAGAATCTTATTGAGATAAGCATTCATCTTATCCTCGATCCACCGAATAGAGACCTG